TTGCGGCGGAGAACTTATCAATCAAGTCAGCAAAGGGCTTGACGTCCAGCGACCCACCGGCCTTGTTGACCTCGCGCGCCAGCTCAACGACGCTCAGAGTGAGCTCCTGCACCTTCCGGTCGTTTTCGGTGATCGCCTCGTTGCGCTGCAAGAACAGCTGATCGGTAGGCGAAGCACCCACACCTTCATAGGCTGCGACCACATCAGCGAGGCTGTTTTGCAACTGCCCCTGCAGGTCGATCGCCTTGCGGGTCAGATCCTGCCGCCGCTCAAACAGCCGTTGCTGTTCATCTGCTTGGCGCTTGGCTTCTGTTGCTGCCTTCCTGGCTGCTGCTTCTGAGCTGCTGGTGTCGAGCCCTAGTGAGCGACCGCTGGTGCGGCGGCCGGTGCCCGGAGAAGGGGAGTCGGTGAAGATCTTTTGAAGCTGAGCAAAGTCACGTTTGGCTTGCTCAATGCCCGCGCCAACCCCATCGCTTATTGCTTTGCCCGCACCAGCAAAGTCGCCCTTTAGGGCTTTGTTGATTGCGTCAAACGAAAAGACGATGGCTTTAATCCACTGATCAAACAGCTTGATTGTGGCAAAAACAAAAGCTGCCACAGATTGCAAGCCAACCTTGATCACAGTGAACAGCGCTGTCCAATCCTCCTTCGTGTCGAAGAGATCGCCAAACACCTCAAGGATTGACTGCAGCGCTGGCAGCAATGCATCGGTTAGCTCCAACCCAAAACCCTGGACCTTGATGCCAAACTCAGTGATCGTGTCATTGAACAGATCAGATCGCGCTGCGAAGTCTTCACCAATTTTGAAACTAAACTTATCGAAGCTGGCTCCACCTTCATTTAGTAGCGGGATCAGATCAGCGCCAGCCTTACCAAATAGTGCCACCGCTGCGGCCGCTTTCTGCGCACCGTCTGGCGTGTCGGCAAAGCGATCGGCAATCTGTTTCAGTGCCTTGTCGGCAGGCACAACCTGGCCGTTGGCATCCTTGACCGATACGCCCAAGGATTTGAACTTGCGCGCCAAGTCCTCGTTGCCTTCGGCCGCCTTCACCAAGTTCACATTGAGCTTGGTCAGTCCCTTGCCAAGCGTGGCCGTGTCAACGTCTGCCAGCTTGGCTGCGTTGCCGATGCCGATCAGCGCGCTTGCAGCCACGCCGGTCTTGGCCTGCAGATTAAATAGCTCGTCGCCTGCATCGATTGATTTCTTCCCAATCCCACCGAGACCCGCCACCACAGCGCTACCGGCGATGGCCGCACCAAAGCCCGCCACTGCGCCTTTAAGGCTGTTGAAGCCCAAAACAGCATTCTTTGCCTGCCCCTGCAGACCCTGCAGGGAGTTGCCCAGCCGGCGGATGTTGTTCTCGCCTTGAACATCCGCCTTGATGCGGAGCAGCGCATCCAGGTTTGTCGCCATGTCAGCTGCTCCTGCTGTTGATCGTGACCATCGCCGCAGCTTCCATCACCTGCAGATCCTCCAGGAGCGCGCGCTGGTCTTCTACTTCATACATCATAAAGAGCCACGCCAGGGCTCCATAGTCCAGCCCCAACACGCCGCTCATGGTGGTGCGCCATTGAGTTTGCACGCGCAGGAACATCTCCACCACCGGCCAGTTCTCTTCCCATACTTCAAAGTCTTCGCGCGGCTGCTCAGGAATCACAACGCCCAGCGCTGCTGCATCTGAATCGGTTTCATCCACCACGCCGCCGCCAGCCCAATGCTCGGCGGCCTCTATCAGTTTTTTCTCTTGGCTCCTTTGATGCTGTCCATGTAGGCCTTGAGCACGGCCACTGCCAAGAAAGGCACTTCCAGCAATTGCTGCAGTGCCTTCTGGCTGAATGGGATCTCCTTCCCATCGTCCCCGGTAACGCCGGACCAGCCGACCAGTAGATCGCCCGCCATCTCGGTGATGCGATCCAGGTCGCCTAGGTCTTCCAACTTTTGCAGCTCGGCCACCATCGGACCGATCTTGCTCTGCGGATGGCGTTTGAACTCACCGTCGAACGTTTGCTTCTCGTGGCGGCCACCATCAACAGGGATGTCGAAGGTGACCGGCCAGATGTAGGTGTCGGACTGCTTGAGAACAAACGCCATGCAGGGTGCTCCTTTAGGTGAAAGCGAGGCTCACCTCATCATTGCCCGAACTGGACGGAATGGCCAGATAGGGCAGGTTCAGCATCTGGATCCCGTCCTGGTCGGAATAGGTCGGGCTGCCGATGTCGGACTGAGGTGCGGTGAATGTCACGATGTTGCCAGCGGTGGCACCGTGTTGGAACGTGATCGAACCAGTGCTCGAACCGTTCGCAATCGTGAAGAAGTCCTTGGTGGCGATGCTGGGCGCCTCGATCACCGCCGTGCCGTTGGGGCCGCGGTTGGTGATCAGAACCTCCTTCGTGCAACCCACCAGCTCGCGATAGATCACCTCGTTGGCAACGTCAAAGCTCAGGCTTTGCAGGCAGCCGCTGTAGGAGAAGATCGAAAAGTTGGACGTGTTGCCGTTCTTGAAGATCAGCGGTGCCACCTGGTTTGAATAGGTGGGGGTAGGCAGCGTCTCATCAGTCGGGGCGTTATAGATGCCGGTCATCGTGAAGGAGATGAACGGGATGGCGCCCACCTCCGCGCTGACGCTCCAGGTGCCACGGCAGCCGGTGAGCTTGTGGCGAATGCCATCGTTGTGGAAGTAGATAGTGCAGCTGCTGAAGCTGGCGCTCACGGGCGCATAGGTCACGCTGGTGGTGGCCACCACGGTCTCGCTAAGGCCGCAAGCCTTCAGGACCGGGCCATAAGCAGGTGCGGTGCCAGCAGTGCCGGACCCAGCCAATTCGACTTCAAAGGTGATTTCGACGCGCGTGTTGGCCAGTAGCTGATCGCTGTTGCCCAGATACGGGCGGATCAGATCACGGGTCACCACATCCGCCTGCAGCGGGGTGACCTCGAGATTTCTGATCAAGATGGCGTTAGATGACCCGGTTGGTGTGGGATCGGTGCCGTAGGTGGATTCAGTTTTTGCCAGGATTAGGCGTTTGCGGCTCAGGAGCGGCATTGCTCGTTACCTCTGTTTGGGATTCGGAGGGATTGGCCGGCTCGGTGCGCTCTATGAGCTTACGTTTGCCGGTTTTCGGATCCAGGAGGTAAGTCCCGCCCTGGCCTTGATACTTGTCCATCGTAGCCATTACGCTGTTGCGAGGTTAGCGTTCGCGGTGCGATAGCGGATCAGGTAGTCGCAGCTGATCACACCAGCTGGCTGATCAGCCTCGACCATCTCAAAGTTCACGGCCTGTGGCCTGATATCCATCGCAACACCCCCCAAAGTCAGATCAGCCATCAGCTTGCTGTGCAGGCTCTCAACCGTTGGGTCAGCCAACTGGTCGGGGATGTTGCCCCGTACGATCACCGCAATGCGCACCGTTAGGCTCCAGTCCAGCGTCGGCAGGCTGGTGTTCTGTTCCGCCGTATCGTTGACTGGCTCGATCACGAGCGCCGGGCTTTCGCCCCTGGTGAGCGGCTCTACTCGGCTGCGGTAAATGCGCGTGCTCACGCCTGTAGTGCCAGCCAACGTTGAGGCAATGGCTGCCAGGATTGTCTCGCGGCGTGTTGTCATGCTGAGGCCACCTGCACCACTGTGCAAATGATGCCCGGAACCCCCGGATGCGCGAACGGACTGGTTGCCGCGGCCTCGGCATGGATGTATGCGTTGGCGTTGCTGGTCGCCCAGATCAGCTCGATGTAGTCCGCCGCCGCCAGTTTCAGAATGAAATTGACGGTCCCGATCACATTGCCTGCGGTGCCGCCATGACTGGCAATGATGCTGAACTTGCTATCGCTGTCAATCACGTCGCCACTTGCGCCGCTGTCGTTCTTGCGCAACCACACGTTGATGTCGTGGATTTGAACGTCGGTATTGCTGAACTGGATCGAGAACGTGAAGCTGTAAATCCCAGGATGGTCAACCGTGATCCGGCTATCCGAGATCACCTTGATGCCACGGTTGTCTAGGTCGTTCTTGCGCAGCAGGATCGTCGTCGGCGTATTAGCTGTGGCGGTCTGCGATGTTGTATCCCAGAACGATGCCCAATTCGCTGGGCTGCTGAAATATGGCAGCGTGTTCCACGCTGTCCTGCCGTCACCGATTTTGAGGTTGCCAGTCTGACTTTCAAGGCCAGGCTCTCCAGCCATAAGCACCGGGTTTTGCGATGCCCATGCGCTGCGTGTGTTGACCTTAAAGGGACCGCTCATGTCTTCTGAATCCCAAGCTGAACAAACTTGCCGTCATCCATCAGCATCACTTCCCGCACCGTATAGGCCACAGCATCAACCGTGATCGAGCTGCCGCGGGTCAGTGTGCCAAAGTCAGAAGCTTTGGCAGTAAGTGTGTAATCAGTGCTGAGCACCATGCCATTGGCCAGCACCTGGCTGGGCATATCAAGGATGCCCAAAGCGGTAACGGCGCCAGCTGTGCAGCTGACGCCGAATTCCGCCAGGAAGATTCCGAGATCCTCCGTCAAGGTCATCAGCTGTACTTAGCCGAAGCCAGACCGATCACAGCAACGGCACCAGTGCCAGAGCCGCCTGCCACGGTCACGGAGACCTTGACGTAGCGCTTGATGTCGGTGACGTTCACATACAGCTTCTGTAGGGAAGCGGTATTGGCAGTGGTGGTGGTAAAGCCGCCACCGGTCACGTCGGTGTAAGAACCGCCGGAGGTGTCGGAGTGGGTCAGTTTGACGGCATAGGTGATGCCAGCACCGCCGGCTTCGGCGTCCAGCAGGACAGCCATGTCGCCTTCGTAGCCCTGCAGGTCAACTGCGGAGCCGGTTCCGGTGGCAGCCACAACGTCGTTGCGGAGCAGGCCGAGAACCGTGGTCTTGGAACCAAGGTTGTGGATGGTCATGATTTAGCCCTCCGTCGAGGGGTAGATGGTTTGGGTGCTGGTTGAGCAATAACCTCAACCAAGTCGGCCGCCTTGTCGGCGACCTCAACAGCTTTGCCAATGCCGATCAGGAGCTTGGCGTCCGAGGGGGAAGCCTCATGGACCTCCCCCAAACGAACCACCAGGCCTGCCAGCATCGTTTGCCGTAGGACCTTGATCAACATGATCAGAGGCTGTCGTTGCCGCGGCTGAAGGACTCAGGATGACGGATTGCAATGTCGCAATCCTGCATCGCCACAACGCGGACGGTGCCGCTGGTGCTGTGGGTGTAAGGGTCCACCATCAGATCAAGGCCAGAGAAGTAGCCAATGATCAGGTCGGCAAAGTTGCCAAACCACAGATCGCCGGAGGCAACCTGGTTGGAGAGCACACCGCGGTAGCCGTTCACCTCACCGTTTTCCATGATGAAGATGCCGGAGCCGGCGTCCTTCTTCGTGGTCTTGAGGTTGCCGCGCATCGCAGCGTTCATCAG